CAATGCCGACCCAATCGGCACCCCAAGTATCCCCGACCCAGCCGAGCAGCTACGCGGCTCCGGCTCAGACGGCGGCTCAGGCTCCAGCGGTTTCAACCAATACCCAATGGGTGGCGCCTTACCAACAGACGGCGGCCCCAGCCCCGCAAATGCAGGCCCAGATGGGGGTGACCGGGTACCAGTCAACCCCTACAGCGTCGTACCCCCAAGCACCCCAGGCGGCTCCACAAGCGGAGAACCCCTACAAGGAGGCGTTCAACAAGGTGGTCGGGCTCCTGAGTTCGCCCGTCCAATTCCCGTCCCTGGGTCAACAATCGACTCAGACCCCAGCGGAAGCCGTCCAAGCCAACTACGGTTCCCAACAAGCAACCCAGTTCAACAGCCTGGGGATGCAGACCTCTATGCCTGGGATCAACAGCAACCCGGCATATTCCAACAGCTCTTCCCAAGCTTCTTTGGAAATCAGCCCGGACCAGCTCCGCGCCAACGGGGTAAGCGAGGCAAGTCTTGAGATCATTGACCACTTCGGTCCCGATGTTCCCAAGGTCCTCAATGATTACTCCTGCCAGCTGGAAGACGCGCTGATTCAAACCAATCAGCAGCTGATCGAAGCTGTGAACCTGCTCCAGGAACTCTCCGCTGAGCACAAAGCTTACGAGACCATCCTGACTGATCCCGACGTTCTCGCTGATTACACCTGTGAGTTCTTCGGTGAGAACGGTCCTTATCCCGTTCCTGAAGAGCAAGTTGCTCCCGCAGTTCCTCAAATGCAGGCCGTCGGCACTCAACTGCAGCGTCCCGTTGCTCCTGAGCGTCCTCAAATGCCTGTTCCCCCTCAGCCCCAGGCTCAGCAGGGCAACCCCGTTGAGTTCTGGAACAGCTTTGGCAACCTGGCCGATCGCGACCCCGCTAACGCTTGGCGCTATCTGAACCAGGCTCAGGCCAACCCCGAGGTCTTCCGCCAGAAGATGCTCGTGATGGAATGATTCCATCTGTAGACTGAATGTAAAATAAGGGGTAGCAATGGCTGCCCCTTTTTTATTAAAGACATATTGTTATGGCTTCGAAGAAACCAAGTGCCAGAGAACGAGCGAACAATTTCATCGCGCAATACGGCACCGCTGGTGGTCCGATTGGTGCTCCTGGGCTTATTTATTTTGGTGCTGGTGATGTAGCCCGCCAGGTCCAATCCGGGAACATTGATCAGTACGCAGCCATTCGCATGGCAAACGGTGGACCTGAACTGGGCAATCCAAATGCTCCTCAGCCTCGGATGCCTCAGGATCTGGACGCGGCTTACTTGAAGTTAAACCTTCCCGGTTCTCCGCTTCCCCGTAACGGCCTCCTGTCTCCTCAGCTCGTGCGTGGTGCTGAAATCACTCAGGATCAAATCATGGCCAACGAGCAGATGATGCTGACTCAATTCATGCCTCCTGTTGGTCAACTGCCGATGGGTATTCAACCCCCCATGCCCCAGAAAAAGGATCGTCGCTGATGGACTCTTCAAAAGCCAAAAAAGCTGTACAAAAATCTACAGCACGTAAAGAAGCTCAAGCTGCCGCTGCTATGGAATTAGCTGCAGCGATGCAAGCTGCTCAACCTATTGATCCTGAGATTCAATCCGCTGAGATTGATCTTCAGCCTGCTGATGGTTATGTGACTCCGTATCACCGCATGGGTGCAATGCCTCCTGCTGCTTACGCTGAGTACAACCGAGTCATGGGGCCGAACATGAGTGGGGTGATTAATCCTGTCGCTTAATAAACAGGATTGATAAACCGTTGCTATAATTTTTACCAAGTGGAGTAATTCCTCCATTTTTAAGAGGATTTTCTGTCCTCGGGTATCAGCTAAACCTACGCTGAGAAACCAACATGTTTATTGATAACGATTTTCCCAAGCTGTTGGGCGCGGAGCTGTACCGTCCCCACCCAGCTTACATCGTGGAAATGGCCGCCGAGCCCGTAGTTGTCCACGACTTCACCAAACAGCCCGGTCAGACCGTTCAGCTGGATCGTTACCGCTTCTTCGGTAACCCTGGCACGAAGACCAGCCGCGAGCGTACCCAGGATCAAACCATCGGTACCGCCAACAGCCGGTCTATCGTTAAGGACAAAGTGCTGGTGTCTCTGCGTGAGTACACCGGTCCTGCTGACCCGAACAACACCAACCTCCCGAGCACCTTCAAGATTGCTCGCGAGACTCTGATGACCGCTCAGCGTCTGCTGCTGGACACCGGGAACCTCAACATGTTCCACCAGTCCATCGGTTCGCTGACTCTGCTCGACGACTATCGTCGTTGGCGCGACCGCGTGTTCCTGGACGAACTGTTCAAGTCTGAGTCCCGTGGTGCCTCGTCTGATACCCAAGGTGGTTACTACTACCCCAACGGTAAGACCAAGGCTTCCTCGACCAGCCTGAATGCTTATTCCTCCACCGAATACGCTTCTGAGCGCTTCAAGTTCAATGTGAAGACCGACCTCCTCGAGGTGGTTAAGCAGCTGCGTAAGCGCAACACGCCTGTGTTCGCCGACGGTTACTACCGTTGTATCGCCGATCCTTCCTTCATGAAGGACCTGCGTGCTGACCAAGGCTTCCGTGAAGTGGCTCGCTACCCCGGCATGGGTCAGCCCAACCCTCTGATGGGTATGATGGCTCCCAACGCTGCTCTGTATGGTGGCGGTCAGTTCGGCCAGGCTCAGTTCGTCGCTGGCGAGCCTGTGATGCCTTCCGGCTTCGTGTTCGAAGGCGTGCGTTTCTTCGAGTCCACCAACTTCCCCGACAAGAGCATCTCTGTCGACATCGGTAGTGGTGGCGGTGCTGCTACCCGCACTACCCCTGCTGGTCTGTTCTTCGGTCCTCAGGCTGTTGGTGTTGGTATCGGTGGTCCTAACGCCCAGGTGCTCATCAACAACAACGACGACTTCAGCCGCTTCATCATCCTGATTTGGCAGCTGTACGCTGGCTTCGCGAACCTGAACAAGGACTTCGTGACCACTGCCTTTACCATCGTAGAGTGATAAAGGAGGTAACTAACTAATGGCTGCTTACAAAGAAGAAGCCGGCGCTATTCTCCAGCCCGGTAACCAGATCAACCGCCTCTCCTCCTACAACACCGAAGGTGTTTATGGCTGGCCTGGCGTGGAAGCTTACGAGCTGATCGGCTATGTCAAAATTGACAACGTGGCCGCTGACAAAGCTTCGTTCAAGAGCTTCGATATCATCGTTCCCTCGCCTGATCGTCGCCCTGATGATCGCGTGCGTGACAACCGCACCTCTCTCGTGGTGCAAGCCAGTGCGGCTCGTCCTGCCTACATCTACGGCGCCTCTATCGCTGTGGCCCAGGACATCCCCGCTGGTGGCCTTGCTGGCTTCCCTGCCTCCCCTGTGACCGCTGACATCGGCGGTACCAGCACCGAAGGCCTGCTGCTTGGTCCTAACAACGCTGGTGCCCCCCTCGGTGTGCCCGCCACACAGGCCAACGGCCTTGCTGCTGCTAGCGCAATCGTCTCTGCTACCAGCTCCCTGTTCGCTCAGGGTCTGTCCGACACTACCGTCGCCGACCTGCCCTTCTGGACCGCCGTTACCACTGCTGGTATCGACGACCAGGATGCTGCGAACTCGATGTTCTACCGCGTGGTTGCCGACACCACCTTCAAGGTGTTCAACGTCAATGGCGTGACCTCCACCACCGTTGACGGTGATGGCGTGTTCATCAGTGCAGATGATTCGACTGCTGGTAAGGCCGGTTACCTCGTGTGCCGTGTCAACTACCTGCGTCCTGCTGCAGCTGCTGGCTGGGAGCAGATCAATGAGTTCATTGATTTCGCTTCTCAAGTGGGCGGCAGCGACAGCTGATAACGCTCTGAAGAAAAGGCGGGCTCTACGGAGCCCGTTTTTTTGTGCCTATTGAAAGTTGTGGATGTAGTTTGTTAGGCTAATCAGAGACAATAATTACACAGATGCTGTACCAATACCGAGTCACGGGTGGCCTGGTAGAGATGGTGTCGAAGCACGGCGATGGAATCGTTATGTGCCTTGACTCACAGGATGAGGTTCTTTACGTTGAAGAATCTGATCTTGTCCCTCACCTCGAAGCCACGACTGAGCAGATTAAAACGGAAGAGCGTTTGACTGCTCAACTGCAGGCTGAAGGTGTCAATCCAGCAAAGCCTACTAAAAAAGAGACCTTCCCGTTGGATACGCGAATCAACATCAATACTGCCAGTGCACGGCAGATTGCAGATGCGCTCCCTGGTGTCGGACTTAAAACTGCCCGCGACATTAAGGATCTTCAACTCTCTCTGCCCACTGAAAAGTTTCAGCGTCTTGAGCAGTTGCGTTCAATTAAGCGTGTAGATTGGGATGAAATTTTCAAGGAGAATTTGATTCGCGTCGAGTGATAATTTGCGCGTGCTAGTGTGTTACTGGGTACATCTAAGACTCTTGTACCCGTAACGCATTCTCCTGAGTAATGCAACTCGATAATTTCCTCAAATCCAAGGTTCGCTGGCACCTAGGCTATAACACCACGTCTATTCCGGCAGGTGACCTGGCGCGTCTCGAGGAAGCTGTCAACAACATTCCGGATTCGTTCTGGTATTCAAAAATTGTCGAACAGGTCAATCGGTGCGATGAAGCTGAAAAGCGCACCGATATGACCGGCAGCGTGAATAACAATACTGTTCCCCGTAGTCGTATCGAGAGTATAGCCGGTGACGTTGACCGTACGATTGCAACTTCGGACTTTAGGGACACGCTGAAAACATGGACGGCAATTTACATATACGAGACGGATCGATTAGCCCTACATCTTTATGTCCCCAATTATCGAAATCCCGAGCAAGCTCGGTATCGATTCAACCGGGAAGGCGCTGAATTTATCCAAGCTCTTCCTGGTCCTGCCGATGTTGCTGTCGGTACTCGGCTTATGTTTGAAAACAACTTCCGCTGAGGCAGCAACGAGGTACACGAGCATGAACACTAATTATCGCGAGATTGCACACCAGAAAGCTAAAAAATATGGTCTTTTACCTCAAGTATTTGAGCGTCAAATTGAAGCCGAATCTGGATTTAATCCAAAAGCTATATCCTCCGCAGGTGCTCGAGGGATCGCTCAAATTATGCCAGAAACTGCTAAAGGTTGGGGTGTGAATCCGGACGATCCTACGGCCGCATTGGATGCAGCAGCCAAAAATATGGCTGGTTATATCAAAACCTACCTCGGGGGTAAACAACCCAGCCAAGTCAATGATCCTAAGCAGCTTAGGGAGGCGTATGAAAAAGGACTTCGTGCTTACAATGCCGGACCAGCTGCAGTAGAAGCTAGTAAGAAGTATGGCGAGACAAACCGATATGTACAAAAAATAATCGGTCCCGATAAGTTTAGTTTTACTGAGGCCCTTCAAGGGCGTCAACCAGAACCGACACAAGTTGCTACTGCTCCCAAAGGAAATACTTACATCATTTACGGAGAAGACCCTGGACTTGATTTTCTTCGTGGTTACACGGGCAAATTCAAGACTCCGGAAATCCAAGGACTTACGAACCTTGCTTCTCTATTTAATGCGGCTCCAAAAGAAATTGACACTGGATTCGATCCTGTAAAGCTTTTGGCTAAGCAGTTGGTACAACCATCTGGAGATTTTAATTAACATGGCCAGAGATTACTCGATTGTTGATGTTGGTAAAGAACTTCAGCACTACGGTTTAACTGTTGGTCAGAATCTTGCGTTTGGGAAAGTAGGTCAGCATGCACCAAAATCATTTCATTATGCTGGTAAGGCAATTGATGTAACAGATTGGCGTCCTGATGTAGCACCTGCTTATGAGGGAGGTAAACCAATTGATTGGAAGCAGCGAACCGGAGAATTGGCATATCGAGCTAAAAAATCTGGCTTATTTACAGAAGCTTTAGGCCCAGGCGACCCTGGCCATGAAACCCACGTGCATTTAGCTTTGGCTGATAAAGCTAAGGCATCACCTGAGCTCGTACAGTGGATTGCAACTGGTCGATATAAAACGCCAGAGGGTAAGTTGACCGACATAATGCCAACATTACAGGCAACGGCGCCGCCACAACAACAACAGCAAGCAGTACCTGGTGGCGATACTTACGTCTATGTCCTAGGTGGAAAAGGAAAGAAGGAAGAAGATCCCGGTGCAGATTTTCTTTCTTCTTACATCCAGGATCCCCTATTTGCTCAGCAGCCTCAGATTAAATCCATTATTAATCCGGCTGCTCTTTTGACCTCAGCCTTCTCTCAAAAGCCTAATTTCATGACTTGATATGGCATACACTAAGCCCTGTCTCTTATACACATCTGACGCTGCCGACGACTCCTTACGTGTA